CTACAGTTCGATAAGGATTGGTGTAAGCAGGATCATAAATGCGTTTTTTACTCTTGCCCGGGTTACTATGAAGTCCTATAAAAACAAACTTGGTCGCATAGGTCATGAATTTGTGTTTAATCCAAGACATATCGGCATCAGGAATGCCGCCGAGCACTTGTGTACAAATAACAGCATCAAATTTTTGTCCAACAGGTTCTTGATCAAACTCAGGCACACAAGGATCATATTTGTAAACTGATTCAGCATTGATTCGAGTCTGAAAAGTCATTGGCTCGGACATGACACTATGCGGCAATCCATATGATACAACATCGATATATTGTTGACCTTTACCACAACCATAATCTAATACAGTTCGGGCGGTATACTGATCCATGAGAAATCGTATGTAGTTGTGATAATTCTTGCTGTCGTTGCCGGCCCAGTTTTTGGGATTGCTTTTTTGGAACTGTTGACCAAGTTCCACGCTTTGTGAATAATATGCACTTGGCATTACAGTTCCTCTATAAGTTGTTTGTTGTTTGCTACCCATTGTTGAGCAGTTTCTGACTTGTAGTATTCACTAGTCCAGTCGCTATATATTTGCCAATTTGATGTTTCTGCATAATCTTTTCTTAACAAATACATTTGACAACTGACGCTGACTGCCCTGGCATCGGGTGCTAAAATGTACTTGAACATTACATTGCCACTTTTGTGTTTAGGTCCACTTAATCGAGTCACAATAGACTCCTCATGGTCTAAACTGGATCTTCTTGCAATCACTACAAAATCTGTCACTTTTTTCGTTGTACTGGCGTCAATTCGTTCGTAGATTTTATCATAATGATTGGCAAAGTCTACTCCCATAAATGCTACATCATTGCTGTTATTTACTATAGCATCTAGTTCACTCATGATCACTGGCATAGAACTTTGTGTAAACCATGTGTCAGTTCTAAGTTTAATAACAATATCTTCTTGTGTTTGCTTTAGTGTTTGCAAAAAGTCCCATACTTGCACTCCGCCGCTAGACATAAATGGGCCGACGGTACTGGGGCCGGACCTAGTAAAATCATAGACATTTATTTTGTACTTGGTGTTTAACAACTCAAACAATGTTTTGTGATTTTTTTTAGACGTTGCGTCAAATTTTTGTTGGCCAATATATACTACAGCAATTTCTATTTTTTGTTTCATAAAAAATCTTTAAGGTTATCGTGATTGCGTCTGATATTTATAGACACTGCTCTAGGGTAAGGATTTGCCTCGTTGTAGTCGTTAATCAAGATGCGTTTAGCATTTGATAGTCCTGATAGTAATTTAAAATTAACAAATCCTAATTCAGTCAACATTTTTTCTGTAGTAGCATGATGTTGAGCAGGTCGAGCTGTTGTAAAAACAACCTCACTGCCCGTTGCTATTAATTTTTTAATTGCTGATATATTTTGTTCTAACGCTACTGGTTTAGATCCTATTTCTGTTCTAGATTGTGCTTTGATAATAGTTCCATCTATGTCACAAAAAATTACAGCCTTGTCGTTGTACTCAAACCAGTCTTCGGCAGTGCCCACATCAACATAATTATATACTGTACTTTCTTTGAAAATAACTCCTGAATTTAAACATTCTTCAATAACATGACTAACAAATATTTCCTTAACGTGAGTATTTTGTAATTTATTAAATGCAGATATAAACAAATCGGCAGATTCAAATTTGTAACCGCCCACACAAAACTTATCCGATACAACTTGCTTTTCAATGATGCTGGTGATGATTCCTTGATCATTGGACACTATAAAACTTTTAGACGCTAATCTTTTTAGTATTTCGTGATCTTTTATGCTAGAAACACAAACATAATTTCCTGCTTGATAGTCATGATCAAAGAAACTGTCACAGTCTTTGATTAAAAATTCTTCAGTGGTTAATCCTGTTTGTTTTAAAATCTGATAAACAGTATCAGCGGGACCGGTTGTTTGTGCTTCTAGTACTACTACTTGTATAGAATCTCCATATTCGCTTTTGATGTATTCAGAGGTATTGTATATGTCGTCGTGCTCTTTCAAAATACCAATGGTAATGTTGTGTTTGCCGATAAAGGACTCTAGGGATCGTTCAAACATCATCCGGCCCTGATAATCGGACAAAGTATATTTTGGTCGCATGTTAGGAAATCTTGTTGACAAGCCGGCCGCTGGCATTATTATTTCCATAGCGATGTAATTCCTTCTAATAAAAAATTTCTCTCAAAAGTATCAGGTCGACTGTGTCGATACACTCTCAACAACATCAGAATCAACAAGTAGTCATTGTTTGCTATTGGATGTTGTTGCAATATTTTTTGCTGTATATATTTTGTTTTGACATTTAGCATGGCATTGTCTTTTCTAGTAAACCAGCCCAGTTCTAAATCTTGTCTTAACTTTGCAATATCAAATATGTATGAATCATATTCTATTGTTGCACAATCTATTAGGAAAAATCCTCTATCCGCGGTCCAGATTATGTTCTCTAGTGTTAGATCTCCATGGTAGTTTGAACTAGGCAATTGCCGGGGCAATCGATCCAACAGTTGTTCACGAGTGAATGGCAAGTCATCAAAGTTAATTTCTTGTAATTTTTTGATATAGATTTCTGTATAATCTTTGTTCACGGAGATAGTGGAAAATTTTTTTAATATAGACAATAAAAACTCCAATAACTTTTCATAGTTGTTTGTTTTAAGATACGACTTTATATCTAGCCCGTGCAAGTACTCCATATCAATCATTTTGTTTGAAACTGTATACAATTGAGGAAGTGGATACTCTCCATTCAGTGCTTGCATACGCTCTATGTTCCTTGTGATATTGCCGATCTTGCGCACAAAAAGTCTATTGTGTTTTTGCATCAACAATATTTGATTGCCAGAAAAACCATAGAGCTCTTTAACTACTTTAGCGGCCATGCTATTTGTATGCTACTACTCTGCTGTCGATTGATGATTTACCATAGTGGTTGTTTTGAATCTCGGTCCTGGCAAATCTCACCTGCTCAAATATTTTGCACATGCCCTCGGCACTGTACCCCCACTTGTGTAGCATTGTTGGGTCGGGATATCGGGCACTATCTCCATAGATGCCCGATATTGTTCGTTTGATCAAACGCTTGTCATGGGTCCAAAAACAATCAGGATTGTTTATAACCTCCTGACACATTTTCAACAGGTCCGGCCACTCTATGGCAACAAAACCCCCAGGTTTGCAAATTCTCAAAAATTCCGTGAACATGGGTTGAATGTGCTGCCTGCTGATATGTTCTATCACATGCACTAATAAAATTTCATCTACACAATTGTCTGGTAGTGAGAATGGTTGAGTTATATCATGACTCATAACATTGGGATCATGAGCCATGTAATCGCCGTCTACATTTAGGTATCCATCAAACAATCGGCTACCGCAGCCAAGATGCAATTTCACTTTTTGTCCGCTGTGCATTAACTCATTTACTTTTTCATAGAGCATTTTTTGTTCCAAGCATGTTAATAGACAAATATTTAATATATTTTTTAGTTTTTCGTCCAGCCTCGTCGTAATCAGCAATTATCATTTTTCGTTCGCTAATTCGATCCATCTCTTGAAATTGAATGTCATCTGCAGAGGTGCTGGACCAGGCAAAATTGCCCCAGGTAAAATTTGGATATAGATATTCTATAGCAGTATGTGTAAACCTGTAATAGTCTTTGGGATATCCGTGATATCTCCAAACCCAGGGAACCGCAATGTATAGTTTACCACCAGGCTTTACCAGCTCTGATATTTTTTCAGCCATGACCCAGGGATTTGGCACATGCTCCATTACACTGCAACAGATCACAAGATCAAAATGATTTTTAGGCAAGGGATTTTCAGGAGCTGTTAAATCACACACAATATCAACGTCTGTTCCAGGCTCTATATCAGTGCCAACATATTCTGTGGCTAGTCGAGGCTGACCTTTAGTAGGGACAAAATATCCTCGAAACCCAGTAGAGTTTTCTCTGGCTCCAATTTCTAATACTGAACCTGTGAATGTTGGACATACTGTCTTAATGTAAATTAAATCGTTTGGGCTTCCCATATTATTTCCTTAGTTGGTTAATGACTTCTTCTATTAATCGTTTAGATAATACTCGTGCTGAGTAGTTTTGTTCTGTATACTGTTGGCCTGCGGCAATCATGTTGATCACCAGATCGGGATTGTCACGTGCCCACTTGATACCTTCAATGTAGTCGCCTTGCCAGGTGTATGGAGCAAACTCTTCGTAACTGGCCAAAGGAGTGGTAATCACAAATCTGCCCGAGATCAAACTGTCAATCACACGATTTGCACTCTTGGTATCAGTTCTTGGATTGTCAGTTTGCACCGGCATCAGCACAATGTCGCAGTCCTGCAACAACTGACCTTGCAATTCCCAGGTCCAAGTTTGCATGTCTATACGATCAAAGTTAATACCAACAACTAATCCTTTTGTTTGTCTAAGCGTCATTTTGCTGAGAAGTCTGTCAGTTTTTGCACTGACCATGGTGTAACGATAATCTTTTATTTCATCTTCAAGTCGTTGCCATATCTCAACTATGGGTAAAAATTTAAAACTAGATTGACTACCAAACCACAACAGTTTCAGGTCTTCCCCGGGCGCAAATGCCGGCGCAAGTCTTGGTCGTTCAAACGGGTCAGGCATCACAATACTGTCTTTTCCAGTGTGTTCTTTCACGCTTGCACCCATCTGTATGCTGTTGACTGTGACTAAATCCGCTGCCATGCAACACGGTGCGTACTCTGGCTGTTCATCAAATTTATTGTCACAAAGATCATAGATTGTTCGAGCACCACGGCGTTTGGCTTCTTGTATCTGATCTACCTGACTGAGTTTAAGAAATATTACCAAAGTGTCACTATCTATTTCGTCCCAGTCTCTGAGTATCTTTGCATCATAGCCTTGATCAGCCAGCGCCTGGCATGTTACTTCTCCACGCAATCGATGACTGGCTCGTTTGGTTTTGTATTTGCTACTGGTAAATCGTATTTTCATAACATTTCCTCTAAATTCATTGTGGTTGACATCTTTTTGATGTTTCCATCTATTGCATAATACGGGTGTAGCCTAGCAATGGTGGGTTTATAATGTGTTATGGTTATAACTTTTGTGCCTAACAAATGATCAGTTGGGAGAAACCCATTCTGTTTAACCCATGCTACTATTTTTTCTGCCGCATGTGGTTTAATAATGTAAGCATACGCTCCTCTGGTGTTCCATCCAGCACCAGTTTCATGATTTCCGCCACCGCCTTCATGATCGTCTATGGTCCAAGTTGATGGATTATCATTTTTGTGTTCTGCTAACCATTGCTCGTAAGAATTGCTATAAGGATTTCCAGAATCAAGTTTAATAATATCCTCGAACAAATCTAGAATATTTTCTGGCAACGGCTTAACAAAATATCCATCGTGTTCTAAAATAAGATACGGAACATTGTCCTTGACACAGTCAAGCCAAAGATAATAGTGACTTAGCAAACATCCGACTATTCCAACTCGTCCTTTTTTAAATTTACCAAGGGGTTTTATGTCAAGAGCTTCTAGATGCTCGGCCGCATCAAATCCGTTTATAGCGTCAAATACCTCGGTAGATATCCCAAACTTTGCAGCCTGCTTAATACAATCTTGAGAGACTGTTTGAGAAAGTTTATTGTTTTTTAACACTATTATTCTTGTTTGCATGTGTATATCCAGTCAGAATCGTTTAACGTATCAACATGTGTGTAACCCAATGATGCCAGCAGGTCTTTAGTTTTTTGATTGATGTTGTCCCCAAATCTATTTAGATATTTACTTGGGGGCGGATCCCACATTTCAATGGCTATGACTGGTTTAAATTTTTCAATAGTAGACACGGCACCTTTAAGAGCAAAATATTCATAACCTTCTATATCTAAGTGTATCAAATCACATGTTGTTAATCCTAAATTATCTATTAGATAAATTGGATAGCAGCCATCACCGTTAATAAAACTTTTTCCTCTACTGTTGGCTTTGATATGAAGGTTTACCAATCCAGGTTCAGCCCCAAGACATCCTTGCGATTTAATAATATTTTCTTCAGGGCAATTCATTGTTAAACAATAAAAATTTAACCAGTCAGGTTCAAAAGTATAAACAGTATCAAAAATTCTTGAATATTGTTTTGGATACATACCGCAATTGCCACCAGCTTGCACTATAACTTTTTTGTTATCAACATAACTGGATATTTTATCAGGCAAATCAAAATTTTCTATTAGAAATTTCCAGGTCTTGATATCATCTTTTGGCCAATACCATCCTTCTTTAATTTCTACTAGATCAATTGCAGTTATGCCCATCCCATGATCCAATCATCTTTAACTTGATCTAACCGGACCATACCCCAGTCCTCTAACAATCCAATTGCGGCAAACTGCCCATAGTCCTTTGAATACATGTCATGCGGCTTTTGTTCAATCACCACAACAGGCCTGCAACGTTGTATAGTTTCTTTTGCACCCTGTAACACACGGTATTCAAAACCTTCGCAATCAATCTTAATGTAGTCAACATTCTGCAAGTTTAAACTGTCAAGTCGGATAATACGAGTATCACCACCGGTACTGGTGGGATCCACGTGAGTGTGGCCTGTGTTGCCTTCTGTGATTATCATGCGCACCTGTCCTTCTTGATCACCCAAGGCCACGGTCTCTACCAGGATATTTGATGCAGTGACATTGCGTTCCAAGCATTCTCTAAACATTGCCACGGGTTCAAATGCAATCACTTGATCAAAATGTTTTGTTAAGTCACGTGACCACAACCCTACATTGGCACCAATGTCCAAGGCAGTTCGTTTGTTTTTCACATGTTGCAAACTGCGCAGTCGTACAGGTTGTTGATACTCTGTAGGTCCTCCTTTTTTGATATTCTTGGCCAACATTTCGGGGAAATGTGTTTCGATGTCGGGAAAG